CGTGGTTGTCGACGACTTTAAACATGCTCGCAAGGCGGGAGAAGAACACAGAGTATACTACACCCTGTCGTTGTCGGAATACCGCCCTTATGGCGCTAAAATCATCGTCGTGCAAGCGGTGGAAGAGACTACCAGTGCGACGGTGCCGGAAGAGCCGAGAAAAGATAACACCGAATCGGTTCCGCAGACTTACACAGTCAAAAGCGGTGATAATTTATGGGCAATCACAAGGCGGCTGTCCGGGAATGGTGCAAACTGGCCGGAGCTGTACGCGGCGAATAAAGCGGTGGTCGGTAGTAATCCGAATCTTATCTATCCCGGACAGGTCTACGTGATTCCGCAAGGGTGGGTGACTTAATGCAATACACTATTCAATGCCAGAATACATTGACCGGCACGATGTACGATATTACAACCTTGGTGGATTCCATAACACACGATACTTTTATTAGCGGCCAGCCGGGCAAATGTACATTTACGGTGCGCGACGATCCGGGCAACCGGCTGCAAATCGTCAATGGCAGCATCATCAAGTTTTCCGTCAATGGCCGTGGCATATTCTACGGCTATGTATTTTCGATGGAAACATCCAGAGATGGAGATAACAAGATAACAGCTTATGACCAGATTCGATATCTGCAAAACAAGGAAGTCTATATTACCGAGGGCGTGACCGCCAGCCAAATATTCGAGCTGGTTTGCAGTGAAAACTTCGGCGAATCTGCCGGGCGCAAAACTGATTCACAATATAAGGTCGTCACGCCGTCAGTGTGGATTCCGGAATACAAAATACATAACGGCACGCTATACGAGGTCATCCAGTACGGTATTGAGCAATCAATTGTTCACGAGGCTGGGAAGTATTATTTCATCCGGGATAATTACGGAACACTTGAATTTACCGAGCTGGCGCAGTGCAAGACGAATTATATCATCGGTGACGGCTCATTGCTGACAGATTACACATACAAGCTCAGCATTGACAAGGATGTCTACAACCGAATCAAAATAACGCGGACGGACAAAGATGTCGGAAGAATAATTTCCCACGTATCGCCCTACACGGAATCACAGAAACAATGGGGTGTATTGCAGATGGTTGAAGAAATTGACACGCCAATGTCCGTAGAGCAAATGACGGATTTGGCCGCCAAGTATCTGAAAAGATATAACAGAGAAGCGCAGACCTTGAAGCTGAATGCGCTTGGCGTACCGGAACTGATTGCTGGTAGCGGATTTACACTGTCAATCGCTAAGTTGGGCATCAAACAGGACATGTGGATAGTATCCGCATCACATAACTATCAGCAGGGGTTTCACACGATGCAACTGGAGGTTTCTATAACAGGAGGCGTATATGGGAATATCAGCTAACAGGTTGGCCGGAGTGGTGACCAAAATAGGCAATGACAGTGCAAGCGTAATACGGTCGGAGATATTTGACGGAACCGTTGCCAGCGTATCACCACTACAAATACTGATCATGGCATCGGAAAGCCGAGAATTGCCATTACCGGCGGGTGCGCTTGTCCTGTCTCCACTTTGCAAAGCGAAAACAATTACAGTCGCCGGGGAAACCGTTCGGCTGTGGGGCGATCTTGCGGTTGGAGAAAAGGTGACTCTAATGTCATTTAATGCTGGACAACGCTATTTTGTCGAGAGGAGCGTGCTAAAATGATACCGCAGGTAAGCGGAATTACTATTGATCAGGTCAACGTAGTTCAATACCCAACATTCACATACCGCGTCACTGATAATCAGATTTCCGGCAACGTGGACGGAATTGAAGCGATACAGCAGGCAGTATATCACATTCTGTCAACGGAGCGCTATGCGTATCCGATTTACAGTGACAATCGCGGGGTTGAGTTTAAGAAATATATCGGTAGGCCGTTTTCATTTTTGCGCGACACAATCCAAAAAACATTAAGAGACGCGCTATTGCAAGATGATCGGATTACGGCGGTTTCGGTAATAAATGTAAGCCGGGCATCAAGAGACGGGGCACTGATTGAATTTAATGTAACAAGCGATAGAGGTACATTCGGAAGCGAGGTGACAGTAAATGGCATCATTTGACGAAACATTGACACGGATGCTTGCGAGAGTATCCACAACACGGGACAAGAGGCAGGGATCGATTATATACGACACCCTTGCGCCGGTGGCTGCGGAATTAGCACAGCAGAGCATTGTGGCCACGATTTTTCAAGAGCAGGTGTCAATATTGTCCGCTGTCGGCGTCAATCTGGAAAATCTGGCCGCCAATCATGGTATCACGAGGAATCAGGCAACCAGAGCAATCAAGATCGGCGAAATGGCTGATACGGACGGTAATCCTATTGACTTGACCACGGGGAGCCGCTTTTCCGTCCCCGCACTTTCCGGCGGGCAGATTTTTGTGCTAACCGAGAGATTCGAAGTCACCGGCCGCTGTCTTTTGGAATGTGAAACCGCCGGCACTGTCGGGAATACATACCTTGGTCCCGTTTTGCCGCTGTTTACGATTAACAATTTAGGTTCCGCTGCCATCACCGGAACATACACGCCGGGAGAAGATACGGAAACCGACGAGGAATTAAGAAAGCGCATAATTGAGAGAATTAACAATCGTGCATTCGGCGGCAACGTTTCTGATTACAAGCAGTTTACAACAGCCATCCCGGGTGTCGGGGCAGCCAAAATATTTCCAGTCTGGGATGGCGGCGGCACGGTGATGGTATCTATCATTGATGCGGAATATAATCCAGCCACAAGCGAATTCATTGGCGTTGTGCAGACCGCAATAGACCCTATCCCGAACAGCGGAGAAGGACTTGGAATAGCTCCGATTGGGCATCGGGTGACGGTTGTAACACCTGACAAATTAAGCATTAATATAACCGCTTCCGTGAATCTGCAAACCGGTTACACGATTGGCCAGCTGCAACCATTGATCGAAGATGCTTTGCTTGAATACATACTGGAAGTAAGAAAACAGTGGTCTGATTCCGATGGATTGTCGATATTTGTCGCACGCATAACATCTGCTATAATCAGTCTGCCCGGAATTAACAATGTCACAAATGTATTAATTAATGGTTCGCCGACGGATTTAAATATCCAGCAATCGCCCTTGTCCCAACACCTGCCAATACTTGAAAGCGTGGTGATTAATTAATGTTAAGGGATTTTTATAATCGCATCTATGACGACAATATCGATGTGCAGGAAATCATAAATGCGATTCAGCCAGAATTAGATACATTGGCAGAGTCTGCGGAAAACTCATTCCGTGACGCGTTTCCGATTATAGCTACGGAACGGGGCGTCTTGCAGTGGGAAAATGCCCTAAGCATAATTTCCGATCCGCTGACCGAAACTTTGGATTTTAGGCGTGGTCGGATACTGAACAGGTTGATTAGTGATATTCCGTATACAGAAACAGCATTGCGGGATATCATGAATAATATTATGGGTTCCGGTGGCTGGTCTTATGAATTAAATTATCGCGCCCATACATTAAATATCGCCAGTTTGCGACATGGAAAAAACTGGGTAAATGAAGTGAAAATAACGATTGATAAGATTATTCCGGCGAATCTGGTGTATACACTCGTTATCAGATACAATCAGCATCAAGCACTAAGCGATTACACGCATGGATTTTTGGGGCAATTCACGCATCTTAAAATCAGAGAGGAGGACTTGGGATAATGGCGAGCTTTACGGAGAATTACAACTTGATCAAGCCGGGCCAGGAAGACATTTACAACATCGGTGATTTCAACGACAATGCCGATATCATTGACGCAGAATTGAAAGACAGAGTACTGAAATCCGGCGACATTTCCGGTACACAAATAACGGCATTCGACACAATCAGCGAAGAGTTTCCCGTACCGGTGGCGGGCGAATCGACAAGAACAATCGCTGGCAAAATTCGAAAATTTATTCAAGACTTTAACAATTTTAAAACCAGCATCCTCACGGTGGGCATGCTGATTAATAATGCTGTCACAAACAATTCGCAGTTGCCAGTGTCCGCAGCGGTGGCAAAAGTGTTACAAGATCAGATCACGCAATTAAATAGTGATTTTGCTACGCTAGTGGAATATACGGTAACATTGGGTTCAACTCAAAGTACGCAGACCTTAGGTAGTTATTATGCAAGTATTTCCCTTGGTTTCGTGAATGGAGCGAATTATCGCGTGGTGGTATGCAGTTGTTTTCTAGCGACTAATGCAACAGTAATGGGGACCTCCCACTGCCCTAACAGTTCGAGCCAGTTATACGTTAACGGAAATGTATCGGGTGGCACATACAAGGTGCAATTGTTAAAAATAGCCCTTTGAACGATTGCTTGGTTAGACGAAAGACAATCTGTGCAATAAACTCTTGACACACTAATCAAAAAAGGAGCGCGGAGATGGAAAAAATAAAAGTTGAAAACAACGGAAAACTATACAAAATCGAGAGTATTCATCCTCAAACACCAAATGTCATACAGATCGTTTTTGCTGATGAAGTTCCGACAGAATGGGGCGAAATCACACTATACACAGCTGGCGGCAAAGAGGCAACCATTCTAATCGGATATGAAACAATATATCGAGACGATGGCCGAACGATATATCTTAGCAATGACGGCAGCACATATCAAGGGTCTACCGGTATGCCGCAGGAACCGCCAGAACCATACATACCAACCTTACCAGAACGGCGACTATCCAAATTGCAGGAGATAGCAATGGCTTGTGCTATGGCTATCGCAGCTGGCTTTGACGTACAACTGACCGACAGCAACACAGAGCACTACAGTCTGACCGAAACAGATCAAATCAATTTGTCGGCAGCGGTGGCAGCGGTGCAAGCTGGCGCACAGGCATACCCTTATCACGCAGACGGCGCATTATGTAAATTATACCAAGCGGCAGACATCGTAAATATCGGCATGGCCGCGACAGAACACAAACTATATCACACAACGTACTGCAATCACCTCAATGCGTGGATTCGGCGCGCCGAATCATTTGCAGAACTTGACACTATCGGTTATGGCGTGGCTTTGCCGGCCGATCTGGCAGATAATATGGCTGCCATTATTGCGGCGGTGTCCGGAGGAAACGCATGAAACAATTAATCAAGCATTTAACCCTACTGCTTACCGGCGGCGGTTTATATGTCGTAATCGAATTGATCTGGCGCGGATACAGCCACTGGACTATGTTTGTTTTGGGCGGCATCTGTTTCGTCTGTCTGGGACTGATTAACGAGATTATACCGTGGGAAATGCCACTCTGGCAGCAAATATTGGCTGGAACCTGTATCGTAACGGCCTTGGAGTTTTTGACCGGCTGTATTGTTAATCTGCGCTTCGGGTGGGCGATATGGGATTACGGCAATATGGCGGGAAATATTCTCGGTCAAGTGTGTCCGCAATACATGATACTGTGGATGCCGGTATCACTGATCGGGATAGTGCTTGATGACTGGCTTCGATACTGGTGGTTCGGACAGGAGCGACCACATTACAAATTGACATGAGCAACAACCCACCTGCGGGTGGTTATTTTATTTACAAAAAGAAAGCGAGGATATTATGAGCAAAGAATGGGTAAAAGCAGCGGGCGTGAGGGCGCTGAAGACCTTTTGCCAGACCGGCTTGACAATGATTACAGTCGGACAGGCGGTATCTGATGTTGATTGGCTTGGAATGCTGTCTATTTCGGCAGTGGCGGCGGTGGCTTCCGTGATGACATCGGTAATCACTGGCATGCCAGAAGTGACGGAATAATTGCGATATCGCAACTGCTGATTGGGTCGGGAATGTTCCGGCCCTTTTTGATCGGAGGATTATGTCACAAATATTCATAAAATTAATCGCTGAAGCTGCCCAAACTGACATGCAGACATCTGGCATCCTTGCAAGCGTCACAATTGCACAAGCCTGTCTGGAATCAGCCTATGGAACCAGCGAACTGGCGGTCATGGCAAACAATCTATTCGGCATGAAAGCCGTGTTGTCCGGCAACACATGGGCATCGGAGTGGGATGGCAGCACATACAGCAAGGAAACCAAGGAGCAAGATTCTGCCGGCAACGAATACACGATCACGGCAGCCTTTCGCAAGTATCAATCGCTTGCGCAGTCCATCAAAGATCACAGTGATTACTTGTTGGGAGCCATGAACGGGAATAAATTGCGCTACGCTGGCCTTTCCGGCTGCACGGATTACCGGACAGCGGCACAGATTATCAAAGACGGCGGCTACGCGACTGATACGGCCTACGTGGACAAGCTATGCGCAGTCATTGAAAACAACAACCTGACTCAATACGATGGAGGGAAAACGATGAAAATATGTCTTGACGCAGGACATCACGGAAAATATAATCAGTCACCGGCAGACAACCGATATTACGAATCAGACATGGCGTGGAAACTGACAGAGTTGCAAAAAAAGTACTTACAGCAACATGGATTTGAGGTCATTACCACGCGCACCAATCAGGCAACTGACAGGGATTTATATGATCGCGGAGCAGCATCCAAAGGTTGTGATCTATTCATTTCCAATCACTCAAATGCTGTAGCAAGCACAGTCAATAATAGTGTCGACTATCCCGCTGCTTATTGCGCTATAAATCACTCTGCGGACGCTGTAGGGCTTTTGCTGGCACAAGTGGTGGAAAGCTACATCGGAACCAAACAGGCCGCCAGAATCCAAAATAGAAGCGGCAATAACGGTGATTATTATGCTGTGCTTCGAGGGGCCACGGCAGTCGGGACACCGGGGTTAATCCTGGAGCATTCGTTTCATACCAACGCTGCCATAACGGCCTGGTTGCTTGATGATAACAATCTTGACCGGCTGGCACAGGCAGAAGCGTCCGCGACAGCAATGTATTATGGCATTGTCGATACGGGAAATCACGCATCGGAAAAGAAGTCCGGCTGGTACGAGGAGGATGGCGGCTGGCGCTACTATAACGGCGACACGGGTGATTGCGTAATTAACAAGTGGGTAAAAGATCCCAGCAATGGCAAATGGTATTGGTTTGATGGTGCCGGAATGATGGTTGTAAATGTCTGGTACATGCATAACGGGCATTGGTATTATCTTGGTGCAGACGGGGCCATGCTGAAAGGATTGCAGGGCATCAACAGGAAGTGGTACTATTTGAATGAAAATGGCGAAATGGCAACGGAGCCGGTCACGCTGACACCGGACAAAGACGGCGCACTGCAATACCCGGGGATTGGATAACCTCTCGAATTCGATAGGTTTGGACATATCAGATAAAATAATATGACGGTGGTGATTAAATGGACACGAATACAATACAGCTAATGTGCACTATTGTTTGCTGCTGTCTTGCTGCTGCTTCCTTTTGGCGA